TACTGGGAAATTACCTATCTTTACTTTTTCCATACCTTATACTTTTAACGGGCGTTTTTTCTATCAAGAAAATCAGCCCAATTTAACATTTAATTTTTAATCTCGTTTTGTTTAATTTTATTCAATCCATTAGATTACTTTCAAACCACCCTGCCAATTGGTAAGGCAGGGTTTCGCTTAACTTGCCGGATAATTTTTCATTGGTGCATTTCCTTGATAAAATGTCAACCCATAAATAGGATCAAGAATACACGAATAAGAGGTTGAACCGGTGTCAACAAGGAATTGCACATTTCTGTCTCCTATTATAGCTTGATTAATTATTCTATTATCCCGATATCTACGTAACCTAATACGAGGATAATAGATTTTTGATTCTTGATAATCTTCTTCTAAGAAACTTATATCTCCAACTTCATTATCATATTGGTTATACAATTTTATGCTGTTGCTTTCCGGATCGATTTCAATACGCGTTCCTCCTAATGAGGTTGAGAATTTGCCTCTTATTTCGGCATCATTAAATATAGTCTTACCAATAAGAAAATTCAAAAGCAGATTAGGAGTAAATTCTTCCGTGCCAAACTTTCGGAAATCATTGGTAGGATTGCCCGATGCATCAACACCCTGCTGCGATATCATATATTCATCCTGGAATACAGCCGAGCCTATCAAAGCGAAATTAAGAAGAGCAATCTCGGCCGCAATTAACTTGTCGTAAGGATAAGGCGTCCATAGTCCACTCTCTTGATGAGCTTCAATCCATTCCTTCGGGCTGATCTCCGTATTTCCAGGAACGCGGCTGGTCCACATGTACAACACATTGTCTTGCTTCAGATACTCTCCGTTCTTATACACATTGTCCACATTCCAATCTTCCGAACGCGGAAAAGGCGTAGGATTGCTAGCAATAATGTTCACCTGCTTGCTATCAATCTCTTTCGTCCGTGCAGCATCCTCATAAGCATAGATACTGATACGGTTAGCGGTAGCATACTGATCTGAAGGAATAGTGTAGTCATAAGAACTGACCTTTGAAACAGGTTTGTCCTCAAACAACTTCGTGACACTACTCCCTACAACACTTTCAACCCTAAACGTGAGATAGGCAGACATGGCCACCTTATTACTCCCTTCACCAGCCCAAAACCGGACCTGTAACGGTGCAGCCTGTACGTTATTAGCATCCAAAGATACTGTCTCTGGATTGACACCAATCCAAAGGCGTTCTGTTTCAGCTATTAAGTAGAATGTTCCTGTCAGTATCATATCATACAATTTATGCAGTCCCGCTAATAGAGCCTGACAAGCCCATTTTAGCACGTACCATGTCTTCAAAAGTAATCTTCGCATTGGCTCCCGTAAATGTGGCGGCACTCTTACCAGTAAGGATGAATGCGGCGCCGGCGTTATCTTTCAGAGAGAATGTCCAGGTTGTAATGAGCGAAGGAACTTCCTCACCTGTGCTACGTTTTACCGCTACCGGTGTGACTGTTGCAGTCTCGCCTTTTTTAACCACATTTCCACTGATACCTGTTAGCTTGAGCAATGCGTAATAGGGATCAGAAAAGTCAGTAATCTCATCATAGCCGGAGGCAACCAATGAACCGTCTTTCTTCACATCACAGCGCAATTTAAGTACGTTATCCACATCATTGGTAGAAACCACTTGAGTGCGAGATGTACCCCAGTTCGTGTCACCTGCTCCAAGCATTTTCACCCACTGGAAAGTAAAGCCGGTGTAGTCAGTGACTTCAACGCCATCTTTGAAAATACGTGCTGTCTCGGTCAGGGATTCTCCGTCCAGGAGAAGCTGTGAACCCTTATTATTAGATATCAGCACATCATACTGGTTACCGGTGGACTCTTGAATTACGACTTCCTTTGACAAGGCGTTGAACGCAATGGATGAACCGGAAATCTCTACCGTTCCAGATACGGTAATACGATCATTGTCGTAATTAGATATTGGCACAAGGTTTTTCATAACACGCAGAGCAGGCACTTTATAAGTGTCACCACCGATTGTTGTGCTGTAAGCATCCACTTTTTTGAAATACCCCACCATACCGGCATTAGTTGACAAACCGTTGCTGCCAAATGTCAGTAACAAGTCATTGTAGCGGAATTCAATCGTATTAGGAATCAAGACGCTGCCATCAGAGATATCACGCAGGATCACAACGACAGTCGGACGGTTATTCTCGGCCAACGTCTCAAAATCGGGAATGAAAACAGCCGTGCCTTTATTATACCTTTGTACAAGCGGAGTGCCTTCTACACGAAGTGTTCCGTTGATGGTAGTACCATCCATCAGGGCAATAAGGGTAAAACTTCCTTCAAGATTCATACATCACCCCCTTCCTGTTCAACTGGGTTTTCGGGCGATTCTTCAGTAGTGATATCTTCTTCCGGAGATTCACTATCACTACTGCTTCCACCAGTTACCGGTTCTTCACTACTGTTGTCCTCATCTTCTTGGGGAGGATCATAAAGGCCGCTCTCCTTTTGCTCTTTAATCAGTGCTTTCAACTTGTCATCCGAAAGGATTTCAGGGCTGAAATTGGAAAGCACCTTCAAAGCACTGAGCGGCAGGATTACACGGCCGTCCGGAATACGTTCGGCATATTTGTAATCGTAACCCTGCCCGTCCAGTTCTTCAGGTTTCACTAACAGATAATTCATAAGCTATTCATATTTAGATGTGATAATCAGTTTGCCGTCACCCGTGGTGAGGGCTTTATTGTCGCTCGTAGTCACCAATGCCGTTACCGCGTACATCCTCACTGAAGCATATACCGATATGGGATATAAGGGATCGAACGAATAAGCGGAAGGCACGAACTCCACCGTCCTGCCGCGACCGACATTTTTTGCCGTACTGCCGGCCTTGGCGGATTTCGCGTACCAGTCAATTATAAATAGGTTATCCTTGCTACTGTCAATCAGTTGCTTGTTATACGACAATATACACTCGTAACCTACAGTGGTATTCATGCGAGAGTTGATCTTGATACCTTTCGTCTGCCGGATGTCGGCACGCAATGTCCCCGGCATCTCCACTTTGATGGAAGTCGTCGCCTGCATTTCGTCCGAAGTCGGAGAAGACGGACGCGTGTCGGTATAATACGCACCGCGAACACGTACAGAAATATTCCTGAAGAATCGGGCATCGAGCGTCAGTGTTTTACTCCAGGTACCATCTGCATTCTTACCGGAGACAAAGACCTCTAATTCATCATCGGTAAAGTCACGCCATGTTGTGCCGTCAAGTATCTGCCACCAGAAAGCGGCATTGGCATCAGCTACGATATCCTCACCGGAGTATATTTGTGCGGTGATCGAGTATAGCCATTCTCCTTTACTGTTTGGCACCACCTCAAGAGGGTTGATTGTCCAGCCTTTGGGACGGTTGATCTTCAAAGAGTAATTGTTTGAGTCAAATATACTGGTACGAAGCACAATGCTACGCTCAAACTTCTCCTGGGTATTCTTTCGCTTGTCCGTGATAGAAAAGATACAATGCAGCTCTATAGGATTGTTATAATCCACATTCTTCTTTACCGTCAAAGAATAAGTAGGTCTACCTGTGGCAGATATGACATAATCATCATTGTTAACAATACGATTACTGCCATCTGCCTTTGGAGCACCTTCATACCATTCAGCACCGGTAATTGCCTGACTGCCGTTCATCAAACTTTCCGGGTCCTGAACGGATATGTAAGGCATGAGTACACAAGGAATAAGCGAGCGATCCGGCTCGTAGTCGTTCGTATCCTTGTTATAGTTCTGTACAGGATTACCGGATAGAACCTGTATCTCTGCCAGGAAAGAATAAGGATCAATATGTACCTGTACGTCTTTGGGTTGGGTTTGTATAGCCATAATTAAATCTTTTGTCTGATTTCAAGACGTTCGACTTTTACTCTCCCGTCGGCATTTAATACTATGCCTTTCCCTTTAAATAATAAATTCATAATCCACTTTATTTTTTTATTGTCCAACATATTATTTACTTTTGCTTTTGTCTAATTTTAAATTATAAACAATATGGCAGATTTCAACGATGAAAAGTCTAAAGAAATTTTAGACCTTATCAAAGAGAAAACGGGCGGTTTTCGATGTCCGTTGTGTAACAATGGTAAAATCAATTTAATTCAGCGTGAGGCTGTAATTCCATTTCCTGATGAAAAAGAGGGAAATTTTGTTCTATCCCCCCAATTATTCGCAAGATATTATTTTGCCATTGCATGCTCCCATTGCGGTTATACCGTCTTTTTCGACAGAGACATTCTCTTCAAAAAATGACGAAGTAAACATCCTGTCAAAGACTTCACACTTTACAAACCTGTGTGAAGTCTTTTTCTTTTGTAATTTTTTCTTTTTCATAACTTTCAAATTCTAAATCCAACATAATTTTCAACTGTCTCCATATCTTCGCCCACCGGGATGAATACCCGGCAAATGAACTTCACCGTTCTAACTGAAAGCCCCCATTCGCTCCCCATGTCAACTGAAGTCAGCCGGATAACATGCTTCTGTCCGTCCACATAGACAGGCTTCCAACTGTTATCGGCAGGGATATTCCCGGTATCCCGTAACCACTCCACTTCGACACCGGTAGTAGCCATAAGGACATTGGTGATATCACGGTTACCGTAACTCACAACGGCGGCAATATCGGTATTCACACCGTTTCTGAAGAACTGCCAACCGGCAGTAGAAGTAAACTCCAGGTGATAGTTCTTGTCACCTTCGAGCAATACCCATCCGGCAGAGTTCCACTGAGGTTCTTCAATCGTTTTATCAATCAGGCATCCCCATTTGCAGCCATAATGATAGACGGTATGCTGTTCCAGTGTAGTTATTACCTTCTGATTCTCTAAAAGAGTTTCATAGTCTACAAATCGGTAAGGTTCATCTCCCTGGGCGGTTTCCAAAGACCATTCACCTCGATCCACTTTTTTAGGGATAATCGTTCCATTCCAGTCAGCTTCATAGATCTTTTCAAAAACACCGATTTTAGCCATGACACCGACGTCGGTAGAGCCGATAGGAAGCTTCTCTATCATCTTTACGTTGGGAAAGCGCCCAAGAGTCAACGCATAGTTGTAATCTTCGAGAATCGGTTTGAATACATTCTGCAAAAACATGATCCTGCCTTCACGGGATGAAAGCAGCCAGCTTTGAGCACGCTCGTTCGGAGCTTCACCAGCATCCGGTACTTTCGCATTACCTTTGCGAGTCACATTATACCCTTCAACCGGTGGGTAGTTCTTGCCGCCCGGCACTTCGCTGTCGGGATAAAGAACTACAGTCAAAGTATTATCATTGCGGTTTTTCGATACTGGTCTGAACCAAGAAGTATAGTAGTCGGTACCTCCGATCAACAGCGAGTTCACGATTGAACATAATACGTCGTTTTCCTCTAATGTGGTCCAATCCGTATCTGTGCGCTTCTCCATAGTAAGCCGGTAAGTGCCATCATCCAACAACTCAACCTTTTCAATGGTGCCACAATCAGAGAAAGAGAAATCCCCGGCCATAGCCTGAATTTCATTGATAATTAAGCGCAAAACGGTCAGCGATGACCGCAACTCCATGCGGTCAGCCTGTATCCTCCCTTTATTATCCGCGATTATGCCCTTGCCCGCAGTTAGTGAGTCTATGGCTTCGCCAACCTCTAGTCCTCCTAATAACCTCAATAAGTAATTAGTGAAATCTGGTTTATCTTTACGAAGAAACATTGATAACGAACGCAATGCCGAGAACACATTGCTGTCAGTTGCAGGAGTGGAGTCATTCCTTCTTATCACATATACACCACTACCGCTTCCACCTGTATAAACCTGCCCTTTGAGAGTGAGATTTTCCACCTTGTCCTCTAGTTCCCCGATGCGGGAATAGGCGGCAGTTTCCCCGACAGTATATACGGGGGAATCATAAGGCTTATCAAGGTTGAATTCGAACCCGATAACCCTCGACAGCCTTCCGTTTTCGAAATAGGCTTTGTTTATGAGGTTCACCCTTTGACCGATACCGTAGAGATTATGCATTCCATCCTCGCTGTATGCGTTATCGGACATCATCGTGCAGTTGTAGGTGTTCGGGTCTATCTTAGATTTGGCAATGTACTTTTCAGCCTCTTCCTTCAGTTCCCGTTCGGCAGCGGATACAAGTCCTAATTCTGTTATTTTGGTTGAATCCCATCCTGACAAAACGTAGGTATCGCCGTCTTCGGGGATGAGCACCTCATCGGGCAACGGGCGACCGTAATCCTCGTTTCGGACAATTTCCCAAAGCTGTTCATCCTTACCGTCGGGATCAAAGGTTACAGCGAACACCATACCGTTCAATTTACCCGACTGGAAGATGATTGTCAATTCCTCGCCGGGGAGGATATAATCTTTGGAGAAAGTTATCCCTGTGTCCTTGAAACGGTAAGCGTCCCACTTCTTTTCGGTTGTTGTACCGTCCCCATTTTCTATCTTATCGATATATTCGTGAGTGGTGACATCCAACATGGTGCCCACCCTTCGAGGATAAATATCATCAAAGACAACCACCTGTTCAATGGCTTCTTCAGTACTCATATCTGAATAAGCGTCTATGTACAAAGTTCCTTCGGGTAGCATCAATCTTTTTTGCACCACACCATTTATCACCACCGCTTCGTCAACGGGACGGTAGTTGGCAGGAATGTTCCTTGTCGAGCCGAAAGCATAGATACGGGTGGCATAGGTTGACTGGGATTCGGAGCGTGACATTTCCCCCACGTTCTTAGCGATTTCCATATTCACGTAGTCGCCAAACTCGCATTTACCGAAGTGGATAATATTGTCTGTCACCCAGCACTCGCAATCCCATTTCTTCGCCATTTCAAAACAGGCATCTAAGATATTGGTGTTATCATAAGTCATTAACAGAGACTTGTTCTCGACCGTACCGTCAATGGAAAAATCAAAATCCTGTCCTTTGTAAGTATAACCAAAAGCTTTCAAGTTTCTCAGGACTATACTTGCTTGTACGTTGAGTGGAGCTGTCAGACTCCAGGACGCTTCCTGCCCAGATGTCTCCGGGGTATATTTGAAGATTTTATTTTTCCATTTCCAGTAGTGAGCATCAAGTCTTAGTTCATAATCATAGCCTGCGTTATCGGTGTTGAAGGTAGGACTCTGCAAATCGCACACTTCAAATAGTCCAAAGTCGCATTCAACGTAAGTTCCGAGCTTGAAGTATATGGGATTCTCCAAAGAGAATTTCAAAAGTATGTAATCCTCTTTTTGGAGCGTAAGCTTCCGCTTGCAACCTTCGTTGGGAGTGGTTGAAAGAAGAATGGCACCCGATATGTTTTTGATGTCTACTATCATAATACCCCAAAGTTCGGGGATAAAAAAAAGAGTGCCTAAAATTGGGCACTCTTATACACGACAATAAAACCAATGTCGTGAATTAGGTTCGATTAGCCGGATTATTTTTCTTATTTCGCACATACAATAAAGTCTTATCTTTTGTTATAAGACACTCACGAATCGCTTTTTGTGTCATTTCCTCGCCAAACCTATTATAGAATAACCTTATGGTACAATTACCCACGCCTATTATTTTAGCCCATCCTGCGATAGAGCAGCACTTGCCATCAACAGAAATAAAAACCGTGCGTCTTTGTTTTCTTGTATTTTCAAATGATGATAGCCACTGGCTATTTTCGGGCGAATATCCTTTATTGTTATCTATCCTATCAATGGTTAAATCTTCATTATACCCATTATTTTTAGCCCAATCATAAAAACTTTGAAAATCGTTTTTCCACTCGCTGCATACTTCAATTCCTCTTTCTCCATACGATGAATAATGGTCGTTTGTATGTCTGTAACATCGCCCCTTCATAGCACACCATATATTATATAGTCTTGTATCGGTTTTACCATGAGTAAAATTTGCCTTTATCATTTTTTCAGAGTTTTTCTTTCTTCGTACACAGCCACAACTCTTAGCATTACCGGATAGTAAAGAATTAGAAGTAGGATAGCATTTATTGCCACATTCACAAAGGCATTCCCATATAAGTAATTTATGCTTGTTTCTTCCTACAACCTTTATAGCAGTTAACTTACCAAATACCTTATTAGTTAGGTCTTTAGCGATTAGGCTTCTATTGTAACATCCGCAACTTGTTGTATTTCCACTATTTAAAGAACCAGTAGTAGCAATCACAGTATTTCCACACTCGCATTTGCATAGCCACTGGACCTGCTTTTTCTTATATCTACCGTATTCTGAAATTACAGTTAGTCGTCCAAACTTCTGACCAAGTAAATTCTTTTTCATAATCATTGTTTTAGAGTGAATAATGAAGGCAGCCCTAAAGTCGTGCAGGCTGCCTTTTGATAATCGTGTGTCATTTTTTTAATATCAGCTTATACAAGCCTGTGGTTGGCGCCCCAAATACCGGAGCACTACCGTCTATTGCCATTCGTTTGCGTTCTTCACGAAACACGTCTTTCAACTTCTCTATCTTACTTTTCAATCTGGATTCTGCACGGCAGCATCCGCTTGCCTCTTCAAGCATGAAGTCGTTAATCACTTTGATTAATCCCTGTACATAAAGGTTGTTCGCATCAATTACTAATTCTCTTGTTTCCATGTTCATTCATTTTATGTGTTAGTACTCTACAAATCGCTTTATAAACTTGCGTTTTCTCAAATCTATTCAGTATTGATATTTTTTCAGTCCCGAAAGTCAATTCACCATTTCTGAACTGATATATGTTAATTCGTCCACCTACCGTATTATGCCGGTATATCTTTACTTCTTGATTTTCAGCTATTAGTGTCATAATCATTTCTTTTTTAAATTACCACTGCTTTACCTGTTCTTTCAATTCGTCATACTTACCATTCATAAGCATCTCAACCTCACGATGAAAATTTATATCAGTCAAACGATACTCGACCAAAGCACGTTTGTACGCATCGCCTTTTTGATGAGTATTAATAAGGCGTATCATCTGTTCGGCATACAAGCCATAACCGTTTTTACGATTGAGGTTCACAGCCCTGCGCATATCGCTTTCTCTTAATTGTATCGTTGCCATAGTTATGCAATTTTGATAAGGTTACACTTCTTGAAACACCTGTATCCTTCTTTCTCTGTGTCCCAGTACACTTGCAGATTGTCATTCGGCTTTCTGCCTGTACCTTTCACCTCACCAATTAACCCCTCTTTGAGAGTACCAAACGCTTGACGTAGCGTGCCGTCAGTCTTTTTGAAGTAGAACTCTACTATCTTCACTTTCAAAGCCGATTTCAGCTTCAAATTAGTCCATGCGCATTTTAACGCTTCACTCATTGAATAACCGTTCTTGCGAACAAAAGACCATGCCATTTGCATTACCTCTTTCATCTGACTTCTAAACTTTGTGCTCATACTACTTATATTTTATGTGTTAATACTATTTTGTTGTACTTTCATGATGCAAACATACTACTTTAATAGTATAATTCAAAAAGAAAAGAACTATTTAATTGGTATATTAACCTTATTTAATACTATTATAATAGTACAATACACAAAGAAACGTACCTTTGTATAAAATTAAAGTACACGATTATGAATCTAAGAATAACAGAACATTGTAAGTCACAAGGCATTACTTTGCAAGACTTAGCAGATAAAATGGGGATAGCTCGTTCTACTTTGGCTAATACTTTATCCAAAGGCAATCCTACCATTGAAACCCTTTCCAAAATAGCGGATGCCCTCGGAGTTGAAGTAACAGACCTATTTGAAAAATCTTCCGACGAAGTAGTCGGAGCTGTCCGGATTGGAGACAATACCCATGTTATCAATAGTAAGGAGGATATTAAGAAGTTAGCGGAAAACCTTTAAAAATAAAAAAAGACACGATTATGGCTTCATTTTCTGAAAGATATGGTTATACTAAACCATCAGACGTAATTATTAGAGAAAAAATCACCCCCGAAATACAAAATGCTATACTAAGTTGCTTTGACAGGCTGTACAAAAGGATGATTTTTGATAAATATCTCAGTGGATACTATCACGAAATGGAGATGTATTTATGGACAAACTTCTTAAATAGAAGAGATTCAGAATTAAAACAATACCAAAGTGTTGCAACAGTATATATTGAAAGTCCAGTTAATTTATGGTATAACAAGCTAAATGTAATAGAACTTTGTATTAAAGTTTTATATCATTTTGCAGAATCTAAAAAATTAAGCCAACTTGCTGTGTCTGCTGATATTTTTGTTGGGGAGTTATGCCGTGAATTTAAACGGCTCAATTTTGCTTACCGAATTGTAAATAAAGAAATCGTAGAAATTACCTCAGAAGAAGAGATTGTTACAATAGAAGAAGCTCTAAGTAGTAACAAGAATAATATTAAAACCCATCTTAATAAAGCATTAGAACTTTATGCTCAGAAACCAGCTGGAGATTATCGCAACTCCATCAAGGAATCTATTTCAGCAGTAGAAGCAATATCACGGGATATTACAGGAGAAAATACGCTCAATTTCAAAAAGATGGAGGAAAAAGGTGTTATCCTTCCTTCTGTCTTAAGACAAGCTTTTGAAAAACTATATGGCTACACAAATGATAAGTCAACAGGTATTCGCCATGCTTTAATGGATGATACTAATGCACCTCAAGCTGAAGAAGCTCTATTCATGCTTGTATCATGTAGTGCATTTATCAATTATCTGAATAAGAAAGTTAAATAAGAATCACTAAACGCCACATGTAGTCGCCAAACTGAGTGAGAACGTTTAAATAGTAAATATACTATCTATTAAAAGGATAAATTATGATTGATGAGATCGCTTTTTCATATTCGGAACTAATAGTTGGCATTTTAGTTTTTATATCCACCATTTTAGGGTTTATAATAAAAGTCCAACACGATAAAATATTATCAATAAAGAACCAAATATCTGATAAAAAGTACCATGTATATAATGAAATTTTTTCCATATTCTTCGATATAATGAGGGAGGGAAAAGGATTTACAAAAAAGATGAAACCAAATGATTTACCTGACAGAATTATTAATGTAAAAAAGGATTTACTCATTTACGGAACTGATGAAATCATAAATAAATTCACAGAGTGGAATGTAAATTGCAGTAATCCAAATCAGATGTCTAATTTTCAAAACTATCTTGCTTTGTTTATTCTTATAAGAAAAGATATGGGATATAAAAAGAGTAAACTAACAGAAAAGGATATCTTAAGAATAATAATGGGTGATGATGGTGAATACAAAAAATTCTTAGAGTTGATGAAATAACATTTACAACTAAAGCCGGATTCCTCCGGCTTTTACTTTACCCACCATTTCCAAATGATGATGCGTTGAAAAAATCTGTCTATCTGGCCATTAACGAAATCGAAAAGAAATGGTACCAACCTATTTGGAATTGGGCATTGATATTTAACCAATTTATTACTATATTTGAAAACAGGATTCAAGTATAAAACCCGAATCCTGAAGTTTTCTATTTACACAAAATCGTGGACAGTGCCCACCATTCATTCCTAAATCATCCTTACTTTCGTCCTTCCGAACTCGGATTCGGCTCCGAAAACTTACTTGAAATCTTACCAAAAGTCCTATCTAAGCTCTGAGCATAAGTGACACTCTTGCCAGTATAAATAAGATGGTAAACCTCGCTACTATTAGCAGGAATCTGAATATCAACCACACCTTTATACAGCTCATCAAAGAAAGCTTTCTTCTTTGCTTGATAATCTGACTGAGAATTACCCTCGATAGTGAACGAAAGAGTTATTTCCCGCTCATCGACTTTAGGATTATTGATTATTACCCGTTTCCCATGTTCAAGTCGGCTTTTACTCTCAATAAAGTCCTTCATGGGGACGGCTGCCCCAATTACATCAAGAAACCCCTCTCCCATTCTCACACCCCATAAAGCGTAAGCATCCTTGTTATTTATCAATAATTCATTCATAGACTATAATTTTGCTGTATTCTTTTTAACTTCTGCTATATCTCTTTGCATCTGTTGAATAGGTTTGACGATTGCCCCTGTATTCTCCGAAATCTGCACCAGTTCAAGATAAGACTGTGCTATCAAATCCCTTGTGTCGTCAGCGATATTTCTTGTCTCTGTATTAACAGAGAGTATAGTGTCAGCCTTGGCGGTTAACAAGTTCAGAGATTGAGATTGAATTACATTCTGATTCTTGACTTCTTCCCCTGCAATCTGTAAAGCAGTAAACCTACCACTTAGTTCTCCGGCGTCCTCATGCGTCATTTCGGTACCAAACCCTCTGGAAGTCGAAGATTGGGAAGTAGATTCTTGAGAAATCTTGTCATATCCAGTTGCTGCGGCAAGCTCGTCACGAAGCTTCATGGCTTCTTCTACATATTGCATATACTCATCCTGCAAAGCCTCCCTTTCAGCTTCAGTCAGTTCATTATCCTCCATGGCGGCACCAAATTTCTTCCACCATCCTTCAAGTTTATCGCTATACAATTCACCAATCTTATTGGAAAGCATGGCGCGCATGAAGTATTCCGATATATCTTCCGCTGCCGCCTTCGCATCGTATTTCATATCCATAAGATTGTCTATGAAGCTATCATACATAGAGTCGAAAGATATTCCGGTTAGTCCTTCATACAACTTATTAGTCAGCTCCTCCATCTTACCTGCTTGGTCGATATAATCATCCAATTTTTCAGAAAGACGTTCTCCGTAACCGCCCTTCCCTGTATTCTGAATTTTCTCCCACATGTCAACATTACTGCGGAGCATTTTCATCTCTTCGGGAGAAAGTGACCATATATCACCGTTCCAATTTCTACCAATCTGATTGCTTAAACGAGAGATTTCTTCTTGGTTAAATCCACCCCAGTAGTAGTTCCAGCTATGATGAGCACTTGAATATCTAGCCTGTTCCTGTGCAATTTTTTTATAGTTTTCTTCCGTCTCTTTTTGCAGCTTCTTTGCATCGGCATATGCAGAAACAGACTTTGTTCCCTTGCTGGCTTCCATTACATCTGTCAAATCCTCAATGGCGGTCTGTAGTGTTCCATTTCGGTCTGTCAGTCTGTTGATAGCTTCCTCGACCTCTTTTTTGTTACCACCAATGCCAAACAAGGAATTGAATCCTCCGAATGAAATTGCATTTAGAATATTACCTATGCCATCTCTTAAAGACCTACCAATTGTAACAAACAAGTCTCCAGACAAAACATCACTAATAATGCCGCTAACAGCATTCAAGACAGCATCTAGCAGACCGCCAACAAGATTGCTCAATCCGTCTTTGAGCACGTCAATGATGGACAGAATCCATCCGACAATGGGAACCTCCTTAAGGGAATCAGACGTTTTACCTATCACATCTTTGAATCCGTTCACCGTCTTGATAATTCCACTATATGCGTTATATAATCCGCCCGAAGACAGTTGTTGCAACCCTCCCAACAAGTTCTCCATGCTCGCTTTCAGCTTAGTAGCGGTATCGGTCATGTTCTGCTGGGCCTGGTTGGCGATATCCGTTTGCGTCTTTACGTTGGCAGATGCAATGTCAGCATTCTGCCGTGCTATATCAAGGGCATTCGCGGTAGCCTGCTTTTCCTCTTCAGTTCCATCCTTCTGTGCCTTGGTGTAGTCCTCTTGCGCTTTTTGGAGCTTGTCCAAAGCCTCCGTTTCGATTTCTACTGCATTGATACGATTTTGTTCCGCTGTCTGATAGGCTTTTACATCCTCACCAAGTTTCTTGAAATTCACTCCACTGGCACCGCCCAAAGACTTTTCCATCCGGTTGATAGCGTCAATCAATGATTTCTGACTTGCCTGATCGGAGTTATTAAACTCATCAGTCCGGATATATTTCTTTGCTTCTTCCAAAGTAGGTTTAATCAGATCAGAAAACATGGAACCAAATTCTCCGAACACAGTCACCCAGTCGATATTGGCTTTAACAACTTCAGTCTCTTTGTTTTGGATGGCGATGTCACGCTGTTTCTTCAATATCAAACGCTCGCCTTCATTCTGAGCCTTTTGTATCTTCTCGGCATATTCTTGGGCGATGCCGAATTTCTGTTGCTGGAATGTGCCATACTCTTTCAAGTAATCATTCAACGCCTGCTGTTCAGTTTTAAGTTGTTCTTTTGTTACGTCAGCAATATTTTTATCTCTCTTATTTTCAGCATTAGTGTAACGAGCTGAAATCTCTATAGATTGTTCAGGGGTCAACTTTCCACCTTGCTTTTCTGACAGGTCTTTCTCCTGTTTTTTAATGGCGTCCAGTTCTTTTTGATAATCCAAATCTATCTGTTTCAGTTTCTTCTCCGTACCTTCTTTCATCAAACTGACTTCATCCTGCTGGTTCTGGCGACGAAGAGAAAGAAGTTCCTCGGCAGACTTTTGCTGTTCTTTCTTCTGTTTTTCAGAAGCCTTTTCTTGTTTGGAAGACGAATCGTAAACTTTCAGTTCTTTTTCAGCCTCCTTTAGCTTCTTAACATTATCCTTGTAACTCTTTACTACGGCTTCGTCTATCCCTTTAAACTTACCAGCGTCCATTAATTTCTTTTGAGAAGACGCAATGGAGTTTAAAGCGGTTTCAGCTTCTTTCTTTTTTGTTTCCCAATATTTCTTATTTTTAGATTGCTTTTCTCTTGCAGACTGCAATGTCTCAAGGGATTTCACAAATGAAGATACTTCATCACGTGAAAATTCCCCAATCATATCTTCTGATACTCTTGAAAGAGAAGATTTCCATTGAGATATAGCTTTTTTAAGTTCGTCATCAGAAAAATTTTTAGCTTCTTCAATGCGAGCATTTATATAGTCGGTATTTACGGCAGCTTGAGCCTCCTTTTGTTGTCTTTGAAGTTCTTTAAGAACATCATTAGCCTCATTGATAGCCTCTTTACTACCCGACATCCCTGATACATATTCTTCTTGATTCCTAACTTTGGCATTTATGGAAGCAAGTTTTTCCTGATTGCTTTCTTTTTTCCGCTTAGATTGTTCCTCGTTAAGGTCTTTCTGCAACTGAATCAAATTTGTCAAATGCCCTTCCTCATCAATATATTTTTCGATGATTCCCGGATATGCCTTTTTTAGTGATTCTATTGCAGCATTGCGGTTTGCTGTAGCTTCCGCTTCATCGCCTGCGACAGAAATAAGACGTTGAATTTCTTGCCTGTGAGATTCTTCTTTTCGTATAGCATCTTCTTTTGAAGCATTATACCTTTCTTGTACTTCTTGTGCTTCAGTTGTTCGTTTGCTAAATGCCCACACAGCAGAAGCTGCGCCAATTGCCACCGTAGCCAACAAGACATACGGATTTTTCAACATGGTAGCATTCAGTAATGCCTGTGCTTTCTGCGCTAATAATATTCTTCCACGCATAATTAATGTTGCCGCAGAATGACCATTTTCAGCAGCAGTAACTAACATTACGGCAGTCCTATACGTCCCGTAAGTAACCACCAATCCAGCAAGCACCTTTCCGACTGTCTCATAGTTTTCAATCAGCGAAGTAGTCATTTGAATACCATCCATAATTACCCCTTCTGACTTCTGCCCTAGTTCGTTAAACACAGAATCCAAAGCATCCTGCATCATAGATAGCTGACCGTTTATCTCCTTTGAAGCATTCTCGGACATATTATAGAACCGACCGCCTGCGGAAGTGGCGTCAATAAACGCCTGTTGTACCATTTCTGCGGAAATAGCCCCCTTAGACATCTCATCTTTGAGTGTGGCAATAGACTTCCCTGTCTTTTCAGCTATCATCTGTAAGGGGTTGAATCCGGCATTAATCATCTGATTAAGGTCTTGCCCCATCAGCTTACCTGCTGCTGACATCTGAGAAAAAGCCAAAGTAAGAGAGTTAAACTTCTGTGTATTCCCCATAGAAACATCACCAATAGCTTGTAAATAACGTGGTACTCTTTCAGCTTCGATATTAAACCCTAACATCATCTGTGTAGCGGCAGTGACATCTGAAAATTCCAAAGGTGAAATCTTTGCATATTCACGTACTTGCACCATGAGCGCATCGGCTTTCTCCTTGCTACCTAACAATGTTTGAATAGCAGTATCGGCCGCTTGAAACTCACCACGCACACGGATGATTTCAGAACCTAACGCTTTCAGTACGCCAGCACCACCAATAACCGCCAGTACTTTCTTCCAAGAGATAGTGATGCCTTCGTTAGCCTCAGTAACACCTTTTGCGTCACTCTTGTAAAGAGAGTATTCATCACGGAGTTTCTTTACGGAAAGACGAGCTTCCGCCTGCTGTTGAGTCAATCCAAAAAGAGCCGCTTTTTCTTCATCTAAAACCTTTCGGGCAGCATTATATTCTTCTAACTTACTGTTTGCCGATGTAGGGTTACGTTTCAAGGCGATGCGATAAGCATCTCCCAAACGTTTTATATCCGCTTCAATATCCTTAACCACCGCCTTTTGAGCAATGATTTTTTCTGTAAACCCATTTACTGATTGGGAGGCATCGAAGATTTTCTTTTTGAAGCTGCCCTCCATCATCGCTCCGGCTTTGGCGGCTTCATTTACCAATCCATCCATCTTTTGAGTGGATGCGGACAGTTGGGTATTCAGAGTCTTGAAAGCAGCGGGAGATTGCGTACTATCCATGCCCTTTAACTCCTGCTTTAACTTCACTATCTCATTACGGAGTCTTACAACCTCTTCCCAGTCACTTGCTACCTTGAAATATAATTTTGCCATACCTATTTTCTCTTTCTACGATTCGCCAATTCCTTACCACTGATTTTCTTTACTTTCTGACCGCCATATACGGCATGAAGTTTGTCCCGTTGCATCATCAATAAATTTCTATAAGGGATAACCTCAAAAACTTCCGTATATGTCAAATGAAGCGTATCAATCAAATGGGCTATCTGCCCGAAGAACGTTGTGTTTCCTACTGTTTCGGCTTGGCTGCCAGCATCGACACGTTCTTCATCGAGCTGACACACTGAAAAGCCGAAATATCCATCATGGAAAAACACGCTTCCAACGCTTCTTTGATTTCTTCAAAGGTTCCGTTCTCCAATGTCTTAGCCAAATCTTCACTACCACAAATGAAGCATGAAATACCTTCCAACATATCTTCAGTAGTTTCGGGAAGTTCCTTGATGGCTTCCATGATGTTATCACCAGTCATACCTATATTAGAGAAATGCCGTATTGCTCGGCAAATCACCTTGATTGTAGGAGGTTTGATAGTATAAATCATTCCTCCTATCTCCACATTTTTAAAATCTAAACCCAACAGAGCATCAGATACTATTTTAGCTGCTTGATTCATAATATTTAAATTAAAATGGCGGTGAGCAATCACCCACCGCCATCTGAAAACAATCTTTCGCCCTATAAACTTATGCGGTCAATGCTTTAACAGCATCTTCATCATAGTTGTATTCAGAAGACACGCCTTCTACTGTTGGCGTTTGTACCAAACCACGAACAGCGATAGCAATTGCCTTATCGGTATTTGCTTCACGGGCAACAATCTGTACGTTAGGGAAGATAAACCAAACATTGTCTTCTGTCAAGCAAAAAAGAGCCTTATTAATGACATCTTTAGTCAAAGGACGTTTCCAACCTACGGCAACCTTATTTGCATCTGCACCAGTTTCAACAACCGCTCCACCCATGAGGGCCGCTTTCGTCTTCCAATCGTACTGACCGATAGAGAAAGCAGGAGTAATATCACCAAGAGTTGTATCATAACGGTAGTTCTGACCGTTCAACTGGTTCTTGTAACCAGTTACAGATGCTTCCGACTCTTCAATCTGCCAAGTTTCCCCATGTACATTTTGTACTTCATTTTTGGCAGTGATAGCTGCCGAAATTAAAGTCTTAGCGATTTCGGGGGTAATGTCTGCCGTAACTACATTTGTGTCGGCAAACAAGATTCTTTTAATTCCTACTGCTGAAATCATAATCCTATAGTTTTACATTTAATACTTCAAATAGAATTCTTACATTCACATAATGACACTTCAAAGCTGTGTCTGCTTCCGTACCGATTGATTCGATTGAGTAACGATAGGCTGTGCCGTCATAGGTGCTTACCATATCGTCGAATAGCTTGTTGGCTTGCCTTTCAAGCTCATTCAGACGGATAGAGTTCGCTTCATTCTCACTCAAATTAGGCACACAGATATTCACCTCGGCAAAGGACTTCTTCCAATATATTTCCGGCTGTTGCTTCTTCGTGTGGATGACAATCCTTTCGGACTTCAATTCACCCGTTAGTGTTTTTCCTGCCGGTACTATGTCTATCCCGAAATCCTTGCAATCCCGGTAGAGAATGTTTCCTATGTCGGTAGTTACTATCATTCAAATTCTTCTTTTAATCGTTTCTCTGCATATAAAGCGGCACCACTCAAAACATCAAACCCCTTGGATTCCACGAATGAAGCGTATTCCGCTTCGTTTTTCAGCGTCAAACCGTCTTTATCGACATCGTAATCATTGGACGTTCTCAGAGTGAGTGTGTGGTCTTGATAATTACCGTGTTCCTCTGCGTATCTCACAGCTTCATCGCCCACATCAATCATCTTCTTCTCGACTTCCCATTCGCCTTCATTGAAAAAGGAATCGGCATCTGAAAAATCGAAATCTACATCCATAATTCCGAGTAGTTAAAGTAGTTCATACTCTTCACCGTATAAACCTCGCCTTGCCCTCTCAAATTATCGCCATCCATGCAACGGACCTCATCCCCTGCCTTGACAGTGATTCTCTTCTCGCACACCACACGGTAGTTAGGACGATACACAGAACCGTTATCAGACGTAAACTCTTTGGTAGTGTTATCATCACAACGGCACTTACATACATCCTGCCAGCATTCACCACCGGTGCCGGGAATAGGTCTTCCGAACTCATCCTTATCCATTGGAGTGATTACCTTTACTTGTAATATGTGTGGGATGAATATCATAAGAAAGTGCATTTAGGTTTGTTGCTTAACTCGTCTTTCAATCCGTACTTCTTGCACAGGAATGAATAGTAGTCCTTGATACCTTTAATGTCCCAAGACATCGAGAAACCGCTTTCACTGATTGAAGTGGCACGAAGCAATAGAGAGGGGATGAATTTCGCAATCGCCACGGAGACACGACCGTGACAATCCGCGTTCATCTCATCCTCTCCGCTTATCTCCGCATTTAGACACATATCCAAAAGGTCAGCTTCCGACAACTGAATGCCGAAAGACTGGAACTTCTGTGATATGTATTCGTTGACCGTCATGTTAGCAGGGTGTAATCAGTTTACTATATGCGGTATAGCTGTAATGGGTCAAATATCTCGACTTGAACACGTACCGAAACGGGCATTTAGGGACTGAAATCTGTTCCCCTTGCGTTGCCGTAATAGTCGTGTGAACAGCCGGGGTGTCTGCAATCAAAAAGATAGGCTGCGGAGCGGTAAGCACAACGCAATCAGCAGGAACAGCTTCCAAAGTAATAAACTGAATGTCCGGCAAGCCGACATCAGCCGCAGCCAGTTCTGATTTACACGGAATACGTTCACTAACACTCGATGCCTGTACACTAAGCGAAACCAAAGACATCATAAATAAGCCACACATGGCAAAAATAAAATTCTTCATTTCTTTTCTGATTTATAAAATTAGACAACGGAAGGGTAGAGTAAACTACCCTATCCTTACTCAATTCCTAATGCTTCTTTCAGCTTGGCAGTTGATTCTTCATCAAATTCTGCAACCTTACCCAAAAGAGTTTCTTCTTTCATGTTACCGGAAGCCTGCACGCCGATAGACTTTAAAGCATCAACCAAAACCTTTTTATCAAACTCTTTTTCAAAAAGGGAGATTTTAACCTCTTTCTTTTCTTCGGGAGCCTTCACTTCGGGAGTTTTCACCTCAACCCGTTCGGCAAGCCTGCGGCTCTCCATGTCCATCACACGCGATTCCTCGCTGACTTCAATCACTTCACCAGGAGTATAATACTTACCGGTGAACTTGTCGCGAAAAACAGATATAACCCTTATTTTCATAGTCACCTCCTTATGCTGATTGGATTGATGCAATCTCGCTCAAGTCGATATTGGTAATCAAATCCGGATTGGAAATCTGCGGAATCCACTCTGCCGTATATTCCATATAGCGACCGTTTTTGTCGCGATAGTTGGAGATAAGCATCTGACCTTCTGACGGGATATAAGTACGTCCCTGTACCGGGTCGGCCGCTTCATACGGGGTATGGTGGCGCATATAACCGATTTGGTCAGAGGGTAGCAGGGTAATACGATTATCTGCGTAAATCTGCACGTTCTTTCCCGTTTGATCTTTCACGTAATCTTCCTTGATTTCAATACGCGGCAGGCCGATACCGGTGAACACTTCGGAAGCCAAAGAAGAGGAAACCAAGCCTGTACTCAATTTCATTTCGTTAGTACCGAGAATCATCTTATATTGCTCTCCAAACTCGGATGAACCAAGAACATGCTTATTGAAAGATGCACGTGTCATAATCATCTTGGCATAAACACCAAAGTCAGGAGCCAAAGAATGAAGTTTCTCTCTCAAATAAGAGATAAACATATTCTTTCCGTCTACAATCACATCGCCACTTATCGGCTTGATAAAGTTGAACGGAAGGGTAATTTCCAACAGTTTATTATTGGTCTGACCGGAAGTAATTGCAGCATCCTTGTTATAAACGGTGGCTTCACCAAGCATCAACAAGGCACCAACAATAATATCCATGCGTTTGTGAGCAGCAAGGGTAATCTGACGGTAATCATCTGCCAGGAAGTTTACAATCTCTTCCATTGCGACCTTTTGATCTGCCGTTTTAGCTACATTGAACTTGTCAATTAAATCCTGCAATTCAGAAAGACGGTCAATAGACATCTGATAAGCATCACCCAAATAGGCAATCTCACCATAGCCGGAGCCGATATTTCTACGTTCACGAATAGGTTTCTCTCCAAAACGTGAATTGATAGAACCGGCCATTACCCCAGTTACAGAGCCGATATAATCTTTGAACACACGAGTAGTTACTCTACGGAAAGTAAGATACTGCTGCCAATAGATTGTGTCTTTACGTGTCTGGTTCACACGTCTAATGATAGCGGAAACAATGTTCGCATCATCGAATAATGTTTGAATCGTTAAAAACATATCCTACCTCCTTATTCGTTAAATTCAAACCATCCCTTCGTGTTGGCTTTATCGTTCTCGGAGAACGGCATAACCAATTTTGAAGGCTCAATTTCTGCGGCTGTACGAAGCAATGAAACCAGTGTGATTCCATCCTCAACCTTTGTCCGGTTGTACAGAGCCGAATTTGCCACGTGCTTCTGCTTCAAACCATCAACCGCAACCGCCTCAAAGAGTACCGCATCTTTGGCGATATTCTCACCAAAAGCAGCCTTGATTGTCAATACATCATACACTTTGTTGGTCTTGTCAATAGCCGTTACTTCCGCACCTTTCGTACCGCTTCCGATGAACATACCCACGTATGCCAAAGAGTTTTTGGCTACCTTGATGGACAATGCAGCATCACCGGTTGCGTATGCTTCCACTACTTCCACATTGATTACCACATAAGCGAACTTGTTTTTCAAATCCGCACAAATCGGTGTAAATCCGGGAAGAAAACTTCCCACTACTAGGTTCTGCGTATCGAGCTTGAACGGGCCACGTCTACGGATGCCTGTCTGGACATCGTAACGTTCCTCTTGCTCAACATGCGGAACCAAGTCATACTTAAATCCTGCTGACATAATTAATTCTTGTTTTGTTCAACAATAGCATTCGTTCCCTCGTCAATCATCTTGGCGATAGATTCAGCTTCTTTCTCAATCTTCGTTTCTGCTGATTCGGGAGGGGTTACACCGCTAAAGCCAACATTGGCAAGTTCCTGCTTTGCGTCCTTGAAATAAGTATCTAAGTCCGCATCATCAGGAATTGCATAACGCTTTGCGAATGTTTCTGGAATACCATACTCCTTTGCCTTTGCCATAATCTGCTCCTGCCGGGTAGCTTGTAACTTCTCTGTCTCGAATTGAGCGAGCTTATCAGAAAGAGGTTTAACGGCTGCATTCACTGCGTTGGCAATAATAGTCGCCATATCGTCCGTCTTATCTTCCGGCTTCGGATTAGGGTTAGGATTGGGATTAGGGTTCTCAATTGGCTTACCGTCTTTAAGGTTATGCCTTTTCTCGTAGTTCAATACAGAAGTACGGGTAGCATCCCCGGCACGGAAATCGCCATAGGAATTTAACACGTCCGAAAAGCTGATACCCTCCACGATGGAGTTTACCTTTGTCTCGTCCGTTACACCCTCTGCCTTTTTAGTAGCGATTCGGGTTAAGATAGCAGTGTCCACCCCAGTGAATTTCTGTTGCAGTCCTGCCAAGATTTGTTCTAAGATTGTCATACCGTATGAATTAAAATTTGAGATTCAATTTGCGGAAGTAAAAATACTACCAATACAGATGATTGATAAATATTTAGGCTTCCCATTCACGACAATCAATCCATTGTCGTAAATACGATATAAAAGTAAGAAGTAACTGCGTGGAAGGGAAATAATTAAGTGGTGTATAATTCACCAAGAAAGGATTGTGAAGAAATAGAATAAAAAAAGACTCAAATCACTAAATAATAGAACCAAAATAATAATACTGAAAAGAAAAACGACTTTTATACCCATCAGGTGGAGGTCGTTATATTGGAATGTGAAATTGATAGCTTTTCGGAACTGTAATCTATTTCGGGTGGCACTCCCGCCCGGCTACTTTCTTTCGTGAGCCTATGCGGGAAAGAAAGTAGCAAAGAAATCTGTTTCTACTATTCTTCAATATAGAATATATTTATTCTCCATTTTTGTTTAAAGAGTCTGTTGGCTTTATATTCATTGTATGCGATGCGTAAGGGAAAATTTGAGGCATGATACTTCGTACTAATTTACTTTCCATATCAAAAAAACATTGTGCAACAGAATCGTCAAATAAATTAGGGTCTAACGGATATAAGGCATGTGGGTTATGATAAATCACGATTCCCTCACTCCATGTTTCATTAGCATTCTCATCAACAGGGTAAACTACAACATTAGGTTTATCAGCATTTTTATCATGGTTATAAATTATCATTTGGCGTATTAATAAACTATTCCCATTACCCATTCCAGCTTGTCTACCTATTCTATTAAATTTAGATAATGTTGCTGTTGATGAAAAGAGTATAGCACTAATATTTTTATTGGCTTTGTCTAAAAAGAAGCCCGCAGGAATTTGTGTACCATTACTTTTCTCGAAAAAATCTATTTTTACTGGATTAATTATTAGTTCTCCAGTTTCTGAGTGTTTGTAATTATTGTACCTATATCCATATAAGTATTCTAATAATGAATTAAATGTCCATGTCATAGACATAGTGTCGTGAAAATCTGCAATAGCTATAAGGAAAGGTTTTTTTTGTACATGTTCCTTTTCCCAATATTTCTTTTTAACCTTATCATAGATTGCACTTCCAAACATCAAAGGAACATTATTTTCTAACTCGGAAATTATTTCATCTGGCGATTTGGGCTCGTAATCTGTAATATGTTTTGTGTTTTCTGTTTTCCTACTTATTGTTACTGCTTCGATAGCTATTTCTTCATCCATTTTATTTATAATAAAATCAGGGGCTTCAAAGTCTCTTTTAAAAGAAAAAGATTGTTCCCTAAAAAAACAGAATAGATATAATTCAAAGATACGAGAATCAAAGCCATTTAGTGACTGAAATTGGTCTATAAAATTGCCGTCAATATCTTTGTAGTGGTATGATAATTCTTTAATAACTTCTTTTGCACTTGAATAAAAATCTGATTCTTTCAGCAATTTGAAATGAGGATGAATTGTCTTTTCATTTTCCAATGCTTTAAATAAATCGAAGAATTCGTTACGATTATCATGCTGAGTAATAGTATCTTCATTAAATGATTTTTTAAGCCATTCTCTTGCTTCTGGAATAGTTGACATATCAACTTTAACTTTTGCAGCTCTATACTGCATAGACTTATCTCTTGATAAAATCCCTGCGGAGTAATTATTATCAATCAAATCTAAACAAATAAAACCTATCAAATCGCCACCATCAGTATAATACTCTAACTCTTTTGTAATCAACTTCACAAAAGGTTCTCTTGAGAACAGGGCTATTATGTCGAAATATTTTTTTGATAAAGGAACTAAATCTTTCATATAACAGTATTTTGGGGTATAACTTTAGACTACAACTTGTAGTTTTGTACAAAGTTAATCAAAAAAAACACCCAACAATAAAATGTTGAGTGTTTCTTAACATATTCATACAAAAATGTTTATTCCTCTTCCCTTATACTCCCAATACTATATTTGCATCAATATTCAACTTCCGACTTATTTCCCTCGCAACTTTCAAAGTTGGTTCACACTTCCCAGAAATATAATCACTAAGACGTGAAGGGCTGACACCTACTAATTTTGCAAGTGATTTTTGATTCAGTCCCATTTCGTACATACGAAGCTTAAGAACATCAACAAGTGAAGGTTCTCCCAAAGCAAAATGTTCTTCGGAATAATCAGCAACCAAATTAGAAAGTAGCTCCAATTCTATGCTATTCGGGTCGTTCAATGGGGTATCATCCTTCACCAATGGAAGAAGCTCCTCTACTCTTTTTACCGCCCATTCATATTGGGCTTGATTTTCTATCTTTGTCATAATTCTAAATATTAGCACAGTCTATTTTATCATATTCTTTATGAGTACCAATAAAGCGAATATACACAAACTGAATAGTGAACTTAATCACTACTACCAAACGATAGTTATTACCTTTGATATTGAAAACATAGTGTTGATTACCTACATTATCAACGCTATTAAAGGTTTTCTTAACATCGGCAAAGCAAGTCCACTTGCTTTGCTTTACAATGGTAGTCCATTCTTGCAAAGCGACCTTTGAATCGGGATGGTTCTCTGCATATTCTTTTAATGCTTGTTCGGTAAATATTCTCATTGGTTACTCAATTATCGTATGACAAAGATATGAATACAATTCTATATTTCAAAATTATATTCTAATATTTATAACCAATACACATAAAAATTAGTGGCAACTCTTTGCATCACCGAATGAGGTTGGAGGGAATAGCTTTCTCTGCCCCAAATGCGAAGCAAAGTTGAAGTTAGTAGAAGACACAGGTGTATAAAACCAAAAAGGCGTGAATAGCCGAAGCCTCACGCCTTAATTTTGAATTTAAAAGCTCTGAATTTATAAAGTCGCAGATTGTAACTCTGCTCCGATATTCTTTATAGATTTACTTTAAGTTCTTTGCCAGTAAGGGCAAAATATAGATTCTGAAGCTGATGCAAATATTTTATTTTTGCTTCAACAGGCATTTCTATATCCCTATTAGATACTGAACTCATAACGATGAAAAGACTTCCTTCACCATTTAACTTTATCCCTACCCCCATTTTATCAATCACATTTCTCGAACAGAACCAACCATCAATTAATTTGAAGCTATTTTTATTAAAAAGATCGGGGCACAAAGGAATAGGTTCCACTAGGTGAATATCACACGGATTTCCATTTTGTTTTTCTAAGCTCACGTAACTGGGTTGTATCATAAATACTTGTTTTGCAACTTTTTGTTGCGTTCGGCTGTCTACCTTATAGACATAATTACCTAATCTTAAATCGTTTGCATTAATCATAATCTTATTATTTCAGTTAAAAACCCAACATCGCAGCCGGAGGAATATTCAATACCCGACAAAGTAATCTTGCTATCTTTAAAGTCGGTTCTGAACGTCCAGCGATATAATCATTCACCCGTGAAGGACTTATTCCAATCTCACCAGCAAGTTGCTTCTGACTCATTCCTTTTTCTTCAAGAGATAATTCTATCAATTCTGCAACAGTTGGTTTTTCTATTGGGAAGTGCTCCTTTTCGTAAGCTATCACAATGTCGGACATAACTGTAAGTTCCACCGCATTCTTATCGTTTGCAGGGGTATTATCATCAACCAATGGCAGAAGTTCCTCTACTCTTGCCAAAGCAAATTCATATTGTTCTTTACTAACTTTATTCATATCCTGTATCTTAAATGGTTGAACAATCTATTTTATCATATTCTTTATGGGTGCACACTTTCCGAATAAAAATATAGCCCATTGTAAACTTTACAACTACTATCAGTCGATAATTGTTACCTCTAATATTGAATACATAGTGCTGATTGCCTACATAATCAGCAGCAGGAAAATCTACTTTAATATCAGATAGGTTTTTCCATTCTGCTTTTTCTGCTATATCATACCAACGTTCTAAGGCTATGCGTGAATCTTCATAGCCTTTCGTTTGGTAGAACTCTTTCAATTTCTTATGTGATACAATTCTCATATCTCATTTATTTGATGCAAAAATACGAATTTATTTTGAATTATAAAACTTTTATAGGGTATATATTTTATAAAACAGAATTTACCAACAAAAAAGCGGAACTAAATTAGCTCCGCTCAATAGTACGATAAGAACATGAAGTAATGAATTATCCTTTGGAGTTAGAAGACGCCGCATTGTTATTCTTTGTCGCTTGCTCCTCTTTGATTTCTGCAAGCTCCTCTTCTATCCTATCAGCATTCCCGGCAAACATGATTCCCTCACGCGTTGACCAGATGCCACCACTGACAGCGGAGACGGCAGTAGAAACCTTATCGTCAATTGAATCAATTACCAGCTAACCACCTCCTTATTTCTACTAACAAAACACTATCATCATCTTCTAAGAATAACGGAGTATCATTACCCCAATAAAAGAAATGACTAATACTGCCGTCTTTATTAGTTTTCTCATTTACTCTTCTTTTCTTAGAATATAATACTACAGTATCTCCCTTTTTAATGCGTTTATCAGGGAACCAAAAAGGCAATTCTATTTTACTGGATATTCCATCTTCCGATGTTTCTTTTGTTCTAAATGCAATAAAATCACCTAAATTACAATCTGATATTACTTTAAAAACAGACCTTTCAGAATCAAGATCACCTTTATCTTTTATATATTTAAATTCTAACATCATTTGATAAGTTTAAATTTATATACTAAGCCACCTAACATGATAAAAAGCCCTAACAAAGTTGTTATCCACCAGAATGTAGCTTCTCTTATACTAAAAGAAGCTCCAAAAAGAGCAGAACCTAAAGTTAAACAAAAGGCATAAAGCACTTCATTTCTAGTCTCATGGTTTATATCTTTTTCTAAAACAGCTTTATCTTTATCACATTTATGGTACATATCTTTATATCCTTCTAGCTTATTTCCTATCTCCTCATATTTTGTTTCCAATTTGAGATTTGCTATCTCTAATCTTTCTAACTCTGCAAGCAACATTTTTTGTGTACCAGAATTGTTCAAATCATCAGGAGATAAATCTCGGGGAAGATTCTTAAAAGCTTTTCTCGTTCCAAATTGTTCAGGTTCTTTTTTCTTTTTATCTATTACAGGTTCTATATCCTTTTCATCTTCTTGACTCATAACAATATATTGATTTAAAGTTTTCCAGCTAAATTCTTCACATCTTCCGCAGACTTTACTTCATGCACGGTATCTCCGACCTTTACGAAGCCGATAATATTACTGGCATTCGGCTTTTCAAATAGTTCGGCAATAGGAACATTTAATGTATTCGCAATCTTTTCTAATGTTTGCAACTGCGGATATTCCCCTCGTAAAGTCTTATTCAGACTTATATCAGATATTCCCATTTTTTCTGCTAACTCTTTTTGAGTTATACCTTGCCCTTGACAAAGTTCTTTTATCCTTGTTCTAAAGTCCATAATACTATATAGTTTTATTCGACAAAATTAGATATTTATACCATATAATACAATTATATGGCTAAAATAAATCTACTTAGTTTTATTTTTAACATTATTTATTACTTTAAATATTGCAAAATTAAACTAATTAGTTTTACTTTGCAATATCAAATTAAACGAAGTAGTATAATTTAAAACATATAAGTAGTATGAGCACAAAATTTAGAAGTCAGATGAAAGAGATTATGTCAATGGCATGGTCTTTTGTTCGCAAGAACGGTTATTCAATGAGTGAAGCATTAAAATGCGCATGGGCTAATTTGAAACTGAAAGCAGCTTTGAAAGTGAAGATAGTAGAGTTCTACTTCAAGAAAACCGATGGCACGTTACGTCAAGCCTTTGGCACTCTCAAAGAGAATCTTATCGGTGAGGTGAAAGGTACAGGCAGAAAGCCGAATGACAATCTGCAAGTGTACTGGGACACAGAGAAAGAAGAGTATAGATGTTTTAAGAAGTGCAACCTTATTAAAATCGCATGACTATGAAAAAGAAAAATATGGCAACAGTTGAGATTGAATGTTCAAATACACATTCAATACCCATATTCAGTGACTTTTTAAATGAAGTACAAAAGCGGTTTGATATTGAGAAAGAAGCTAAGAACGAGTTATATTCTTTTATCATACAGATGGGGTTGTTAGAGCAATTTAGAGAGTTCTCTCAGCATTATAAGGGCGTGAATCATCATGCTGCGTGTATTGATATGCTTGCAGTGTAATTCTTAACACGATTATCCAAAGGCAGTCTTCGCACGACTTTAAAGGCTGCCTTTTATTATTAACTTTTAAACTAAATGATTATGGACGAAATTTGGAAAGACATTGAAGGGTACGAGGGTCTGTACCAAGTATCAAATTTGGGCAGGGTGAAATTTTTAGAGAGAAGGGTTGCCAGTGGAAATAGTGCATCCAGAGTTATTCGGGAACACATCGTAACTCCAAGTCTTAAACGTGGGTATCATCGTATCAGACTGTGTAAAGAAGGCAGTAAATGCTTTTTCTTCGTTCATAGACTTGTTGCTGATGCGTTCATCCCAAACATAGAAAATAAACCTACCATAAATCATAAAGACGGTATTCGCAACAATAATGTTGTTTCTAATTTAGAGTGGGCTACATTCCACGAACAGATAGTACATAGCTATAATGTGTTGCACAGAAAAAAGAGCATGGCACATCTTGGTAAATTCGGCAAATACCATAACCGTTCTAAAGCTGTATATCAAATAATAAATGGCGATGTAATAGCTGAATTTGGCAGTATAAGAGAAGCGACAAGGGTAACTAATATAAGCAGTCCAAGAATTGGCAGATGCTGTAGAGGAATACAGAGCGAAGCAGGTGGCTATCAATGGAAATTCAAAGAGGAGTGAAATCACTCCCCTTTCTTTATGATTTGCTTCTGCATTTCAGCGCTTCTCTTTTCTTCTTGTTCTTCTTTTATTTCTGCAATTTCTTCTTCGATTCTGTCTACATTTCCAGCAAACATTACCCCATGTCGTTGTGACCATACACCACCCGACACAGCTTTTACAGCTACATTGACCTTATCTTCTAAATTGTCAAGGCGATACGGAACAACTTCTGTACCAATATCTATCGTTTCAGATGCTTTGTTAAATTCAGATGGATTTATAGAGCCTAAAGCAGACACAATGAAGTTTACACGTCTTTGCAAGAACTCACCTATCACCTCGGCATGATTTTGGACTTGCAAATGTGTCGAAAGGAACACGTAATCGAAAGCCACTCCCGACAAGGCATTTCCGGCACCGCTCAACTTTTCAAAACTGATTTGCGGTGTATTCGTCATAGAATATGCTTTCTCAAAGAGAGTTTCTACCTCAAATTTCACGGTGTCATTTGCCTGATTCCACGTCAGATATTGGGCATCTGCACCTTCCCCTGTGAGTTTAACCATCCTATCCTTAATCTTACCCATGAAGCCTTCTACATCGCCAATCAGTTTCAGCAAAGGGAAAAAGTGATAGTCGATACAATCGGCATAGTTGGATAGTAGTTTTTCCAACCGGACGCGGAAAGTCTTTATCTTCTTGCAATATTGTTCAGGACGATAAGCATAGATAACCGGCAACTTTGGAAATCCATGAGCAAAAGAGGTTCTTTCCTCATACCCTTTAGATAAGTCCCATTGATAGACCGCTTTGTCTGTGATAGTCATAAAGCAAATGATTTCAGAATCATCCATGAGCTTTTTCTTGTACTCACGGGACAGGGCAATCATCTTACCTTCATCGTTGAAGAACGGATAAAGTTTATCACCTCGGAACGGTGACCATAAAACGCTTTTCAGCTTTTTGGTCGGCTTTACCTTTCCACCGAAAGAAGTCTTTACTCTCTTCCAAAACTTCGCCCAAAATGAATCATCATCGGTTACATACCAATATTCGGCTACTTCCTGTTCGGAAAGCCAAGAACGGACAATCTTTTTGTTCTGGTACTTGATTTTGTTGGATTTGAATACAGCCTTGACAGCGTCTAATAGTTTCTTTTCGTCATCATCGGTTGGAGTACAATCCATTGACGGTTCGGTACCGACTGTAAAAGCCGTTTGAATGTTGACTATATCCTGCTCCAAAGGGATAGAAATACGGTTTACCGGTTCAGTCTTGTATTGCGCTTCGATTTCATAGGTCTTACCAGTCTTTTCATCAAAAACTTTTTCCGCTTCCTTTTCAAGAACCTTTCTATCCGGGTACTTCTCTTTGTCCACCATGATTTCATGTCGATTAGGGTCCCAGTCGGCATAAAGTTTATCACAATCCGGAAGATTTGTTTTCCGACCTTTTTTCAGATAGTAGATTTTACGGTCTACATCCGGTAATGCTAATATTTCTTCGAGTGTCATAAGCTAATATTTTAATGTCCAAATACTCCTGAATAATCTTTCGGCTTCAAAATGCGTCCTAAGATATGACCCAAGATATAGTACCTAATCGGGTCTACACAGTGATTCCAGGCGTCAATCGGTTCATTGATATAGTTTCCGTCTTTGTCTTTATCCCAGACGTATTTTCTTAATTCCTCTATGATGTGATACGAGCGTTTAGTGACAAACAACTCATATTCTTTGATTTTATCTATGCCGGCAACAACGGAACCGGGAAACTTATCTACCGGATAGATGTTCACACCTCCGTTTTTGACTTCTTGAATCAAACGGGGGTCTGCACTATCACCATAAACTTTCAATCCCCACGGTTGTAGCTCCTTGACTATATCTCTTGTGAGCATACCTGTACGGTAGAATAATTCATCCACATACAGTCTGTTATCCACAATACCGCATCGAATACCTGTGGAAGGGTCATTTGTGAATCCCCAGTCGGAAGCCAAAGCAACTTTCTTGCACCATTGCGGAAATTCATCAACGATACCCCAATTCTTGAACACAGCACCCTCGGCAACATCTGCCCAACGACCGATAACTACATGTGCATACTTTTCGGGGTTGCTCACCTTCATATCCTCGACTTCTTTCAAAAACTCAGGTGAAAGGTTTTCCAAGTTATCCAGATAGGTAGTATGGATATGAAGTACATTCGGGTGTGTGGAAATCTGTACCTGCACACCATCAATCTCTACCAGTTTATGAATATTCTCAATGTACTTTTTATAGATAAAGTGATTGGAGTCGCAAGGATTCATGATAATAATAATCCGGTTCTGAATCCCTTTCTTACGAATAGATAGCATAATCTTGTCGAACTCTTCTTCATTCGTCCATTCCTCCGCTTCATCGCAAACAAAAGTAGTAATACCCTGAATGGATTTCAGTTTCGCCGTCTGATTCCCCGAAGATGTTTTGATACCCCGAAACATGATACGACTCTTAGTCATTTTGTTGACTATATCCGTCTTGGTGGTCTTGAAATATTTTGTAGTTCCGTCAAGGTCTATCTTCTCCATCATTTCCGGGATGATAGACATACCGGCGGAAACCATCGTGTAACGGGTATAGAGAATCTGATGCACAATCTTCTCTACCGGGGTCATTTCAAAAGTCAGACGCTCTATAAAGGTGGAAGCGTTGAAAGACTTTCCCGAACCACGTCCACCGGTGATAAGAATTATAAATTTCTCCGTATCGGTGTATAGTGGATGATATATTTCTTGAGGTACAATCATTTCAGTTTATCTTTAATCCATGAATCAATGCTGATACCGTGGTCTATGTCAGTAGGAATATCCGGATCTTCCATGTTCGCATCTGCCGGAGATTCCTTTATCAATTCAAGAAGATACTTTATAGCGTTTAAATCAACTTCGGAAACAGCCTTAGCAATGAGTTTCTTAATCATTGCATCTTTGACTACATACTTATCTCCTGTTTCTTTATCAGTAACAACAGCATTCAACGCTGCTACCGCAAACTCACGAGCAGTCTTCACAAGCTCTTTTTTTTGCCTGCGAACCTCCGCTGAACGCTGCGCAAGTCTCTGCGCTTCCTCTGTGCTCATCCGCTTTCCCTTCTGCGTTAAATTCTGCTCGTTTGCCATTATTCTATACCAAATTCTATCCTGCTCATAAATTCGTTACCGTCTATGTATCGCTCGTCAAAGGCATATCCGAACGCCTCCATGAAATTAGCTCTCTCGGTAGGAGTATTAAATGATAAGACCACATAACTCAACATTCCATTATCCTTTTCTATGCTATTTTGATTATTTATCCGGTCTTTTATCTTCTGTATCTCATTGTGACGAGCTATCTGATTCTCCTTAGAATCCTCATAGAAATCCTTAGAGCGGTCTATATTCCTATTTTCTGTTCCTTCCTTTGTCAAATTGTCAACAACAGCCAATGAATCATCAAGAACATCTTCTTTGTTCCAAATGTCGTCATTTATATTTAGGTCAATGTCGCCTATACCCATCATGCTCAAGTCGAAATCGTCCAATCCTGCGAGATTATAATCTATCCCATCAAGAAGGCCTTTCAGCATATCGGTATCAAAATCTCCTTGAACATTCCTGTTATTCATGAAAACATTCTGTTCTTTTTCCGTTTTCTCGTCCATTAGAACTACTTCGACACGGATAAGATAATCATTCTCGTTAGTGTCAGAATTGTATTTGTTCACTTCGTCAATAACAGATACTCTCTGATGTCCAGACACAAGATTACCCGTTTCCTCATTCCACACGATACCACCTAATATTCCGACACGTTTTAGATTAGCTTTCAACTTCTTACGGGCTTCGGGCGTTATCTTACGAGGATTATAATTAGCGAAGTTGATTTGACTTCGCTGTATTTCCCTACTTTCTGGCTGTTTGATTTTGCTCTCTTTCATAATCAAATATCAATTTCTCACTATATGGAAACTCTTTTAGTATTCGCTGATAGTCTCTTGGATATTTATTCCTCATTAGAAGCATTGTATTCAAGTCTATGCCAAATCCCTGGCTGATGGCATTCGCATCATAAACGAAAGGTGATATAAGATTTCTTGACTTTATATATTGAAGTACTTCTTTGTTCGTCCATAGCGCAAGAGGATAAACCATACCCTTTTCGGTTACATATCCGGTCTTGGCAAACATTTTAAGGCGCATACGCTTCATATAGCCATCTACCCCTTTCATACCGCTAAAGCCGTACTTTATTCCAGTTTCCTCACGTACTGCCTGTTCTATATCGCCTATTTTACGAGGCTTAACACCTTCATCAGGCTCTTTGAAAAAACCAAATGAATCAAAAAAGTCACGTTGATAATGCTTTATTTGGCGTATTTCAACATTAGGATAACGAGTTTCAGCCCATTTGATATAAGGTTGTATATGGTCTAAATTGGGGATAAGATACATATAATAACATATTACCTTATCGAATACACCCGCAAGCATATCCAATAGAGCAATACCATCTTTTCCACCAGCAGAATAAAACAATACGGCAGTATCCGTCTTTTCACGAATACTGCGTATTACCTGCATTGCAAGAGCGTACTTATTCATAAGCTAACCCTTAGAACCACCAGCACCCCTTACGCCAAATGCGACACGCAAATCATATCGCCTTTGATCTCGATTACCTAACTGTGTAGCACTCGCTGTACCTCTACGATTAGCTACTAATCTACCTCCTGCACCTGCGCCGTTCATATTACGGCGAGGTCCTGCTACTCTGTTAATTCTTCGTCTTGTTCTATCGACTCAGCAAATCAAATTTTAAATTAAACAATCAAATATTCTCTGCACTCAATACCTTACCAAGATGATACCAAACTTGGCAAACAAGATATTCTTTACCATTTTCTTCAAAAACTTGGTCATTACCGTCTTCATCTGTAAATATGATAAATTCGGCACTCTTGACCTCTACCGTAAGGCGTGGCGCATCCTTTCGTCTGCCATTGATGAGATACAAGGCATCATATTCAACAGGCAATACTTCTACATCTTTATCATCATCCGGTATATCCTCTTGCCGTTTGTATTTTTTGCCATCATGTTTGAAATAAACATATCTCGCCACGTTTGATGGATAAACGTATCTGTGTTCCACATCTTGTTCACCTTTTAAGATAGCCTGAAAGCTGTCTTTCGTAATCTGCAAGGTTAATACATTCATAATCGTGTCATTTAAAAAATTAATAATTATAGTTGCGGGTGATGGTAACGCTCCATCTGTCTCTACCAAGTCAAAGTAGCGAGATTTCTTTTTCTCTAACCCGCGATAGCACCTCAAAGATACTACCACAATCAAAGATAACGAAATATCTTCAATCGTTATACACGACAATCGGTTTATTGTCGTAAAATTGATAGCCTGCCACAATTTAGCAAGAAGAAAGCACGGTTTAAACTAAACCCACCTGTACCTTTGTTGCCTCTATCCGTATGATACCTGTAAATGATTGAGTTGCTATATTTGGACCACTCAGGCATAAATATACCACTCTTAGACCTGCCGTTCACTGTAATAGAACCAGATAATGCAGGTTTTTGGTGGATAAACTGTATGTATTTCATGCTTATCTGTTTTTCATCCATTTATCACGCTTTTCTCTGCACACCTCTAAGGTAGGCGCACAACAAGAAAACGACTCACCTTCTTCTGTACGATAGTCGTATTGGTACATTCTCACTCTCTTTCTGCCTAACTTCGTTGTGTAGGTAGTGTAATTCTCTTTACCGGGCTGGCATACGCTGCAACCGTTTTCATTTATTGAGTTCATAATCACTATATTTAATGTTTAGCATTCAATCTTTCTTCACTCGTATAAGCCACTACAAGACCAGTTTCATCGTGCTGTATGGTGATGTACTTTTCGTTCTTGTCAATAGTAGTAAAGTCGTACATGGTACATAGCTTGCCCAATACTTTACCCAATTGCTTCATCAGTGGGGCTTCAGGGCTGACAATTAAAACTAAATCCGCTTTCATAATCGTGTGTATTTTGGTAGCCCGAAGGCTACCGGATTAATTACATTAAAAAACTTGAATTGAGACCAAACCTAGAAACTAAAGCGTTGTTTATCTCTCGGTCGGTAGGATTGTGGTCAAACGCTCTGACGAAGTCATTATATCTACCTCTTATAACATACTTGTCTGTCATTATCTCTTGTCCTTGTCTGTCCGCCAATGTGCCAGTCGGATAAAAAGAACAACTATCAAAATAATGATCGTCTTTATTATAGTCGCCTGTTAGCTTCATATAGATGCCGTTTACTCTTTGACAAAAAACTGCTTGTGTTTCTTTCTCGTTCATAATCGTCTATATTGCACAGGGCTTTCGCCCTGCTGGTTAAACATTTAATATCGTAATCTCTTTATTACCTATCTCTGTATCTACGTTCAGAACCTCATACTTTTGAGCCTTATAGTTATAAACGATCTCACAAGTATTGAAACCTCTACCATCTTCTCTTTGGTCATATATAGTATTTATGTGCTGGTACATCTTCTTACCTAACATGAAGTTTATCTTGCCTGATGTGCAGAAGTAAAATGCTACTGCATACTTCAATGTTTTCTTTTCATCAACCTTCTTTGTTGCCATGATCGTATATTTAAGCGTTAATACCAATTGCGTTTCTCATAAAGTCACTTGCTTGCTCTACTGACATACCCAGCTTCTTTTGAATCAGAAGAAGCATACAGCTAACTTGTTCTTTGGTATCTAAGTTACCTTGCACAAACTCTGACATGATGAACTTCTCTATCATTCTTTGTTTAATTACTGATCTTGATTTCATTATCGTATATCTTTTAATTGTTATTACTTCGTTTCTGATGATGCAAAGATAGTATCATTTATAATACAAAATACTATTTATACGTTAACAAATCATAAAATGCAGTATTATTTATAATACATACTAATAAATAAGTATTTTTGTATCATGGAAGCAAAAGGAGTAATACATTTGGAAATCAAGACTACCGGGCTACATAGATATTTCGGTTCGCCATCAGCTATGTATGATAACTATACAAGTCAAGAACTCGGAATTGCCCGGCAGTCACTTCTTAACTACTGGCAAAAAACAGAAGAACCTTATGAAAATGCTGTTTGTATAATCAGAAAGGGAGAATTAGAACGTAAAAAGAAAAATAAAAACGAATAGATAATGGAACGAGATAACAAATGGTTGTTATGGACAATGATAGCTATTGTAATTATAGTAATCGGTGTATCTTGGTTATTGATTGATTACTATATACCAGATTATAATGTTAGAGGACAATTTGGAGACAAATTTGGCTCAGTCAATGCTTTATTTTCCGGATTAGCATTTGCAGGTTTAATATATACGATTATTCTTCAAAGGAAAGATTTACAATTACAGAAAAAAGATTTAGAACTTACAAGAAAAGAGCTTGAAGAACAAAAGGAAGAAGCCAAAAAGCAAAACAAAACCTTATTGAAACGGGAGTTTAATACAATGTATTTCAATTTTTTGGCATCAAATAGAGATATAATCAACGAAATGCGAGATAAAAATCATGTAGGCCAGACTTATATAAAATATCTCAATACAATACTAACATCATATCGCAATTATTCTTATGAGGATACGGATCAAATTAAGAAAGCCTATTTACGGATGTATGAAGAACAAAGGGAACATCTTAGCTATTACTTTAAAAGCTTACATAATCTAATGTTTTTCATTAATAATAGTATAGAAATAAATTCCACCGAAAAAACAGTATATTTTAGCATATTAATGAGCCAATTATCAGATTATGAAATCGTACTGTTCTTCTACGACAACATTTACAGAAATTCAGACCATCTCATTAAAACATTAATAGAACATTATTCACTATTTTACAAATTTCCAGATGATTTACTTATTAATCAATTAGACAAATCTCAATATAATGCCTCCGCATATGGAATATGAGAATACATAGACAGAAGCCGGAGCACTAAACTCCGTCTTTATTGCAACCATACAAATCTACTAAAATGAAAGCAAATCACAACACATCAGTTACGATAACGGCGGGTAATACCACTGTTTCCTATGGTTCAAAGATACTAAAATGAAAGCAAGTCACAACGGGGGCGTAAAGTAAACTGTGTCATGCGCTGTTTTTCTTTCAAGCTCATCGGTCGGGG